CTACATTCTGGTGCATTTCTACTAACTCTTCAGTCGTTTTCCCAGCATACTTTTCAGGAATGGTAGATTCAGGTTGTGGAGTTTCTTCCGCCTGTGCTTCTTGTGTAACTTCTTGGGTTGTTTCTTCTGTTACTTGTTCCTGTCCATCTGTTATTGGTTCACCCGCTAAAGGTGCTTCGTCTACTACTATAGTCATGTGTTCTCCGCCCACTTGGGGTTATGAAGTTATAAGATTGTGGAGTCTTACAAAGAGTTAATCTTCGTTAGATTGTTCCATTGTGATTTTTGTTGTATTTTCTAAAGTTAATAAAAACCTTAAAATATTCAACTGACCTTTAGCTTCCCAAAGGTCTTTTTCATCAGTCATTGTGTCGATATTGACCACATTAGCCTGAATGTTTTCTAAATCAGCAATAAGATCGAGCCATCCTTCTGACTCCATCATTGCTAATCTATCTTCTATAAACTGGTCATCTGATTTTGGCATAGATGTTTGTCAGTCTATTGAACTGTTCCGTTTACTACTGATTTTGTTGCAGTTTCTCTAGCTTTTGCAAGATTTAATATAGTTTCTGATTTAAGATGGTCTACTTCTGGAATATTACGAGCTGTTTCGCTTCGTTTATTCTCAATATCAGCAGCAACCTTCTCTAAACCAATCGCATCCTTTTGAAGTTTAAGAATCTTGGCTTGGAAATCAATCTCATTAGGTTGATTAGTCATAGCCTCTGACTGCCACTTCATTGCTTTAGCTTGTTCTTCATTAGCCTCTGCTAATGTTTTCTGAACATCTGCTTGTAATTGTTGCATTTGCAACTCTTGAGCCATTTGTTGCATTTGCATTTGTTGTTCGTCTGGCTCATTACCTTGCATAAGTGCATTAACAATTTGATCTCTATTATGAATAGAAGAGTTCTGGAACATTGCCAGTAAAATTACATTGAAAGCAGGGGAGTCTTTAGGAATAGCTTGTAGCATTTGCACCATTTGAGTCATTTCTAACTCTTTAGCCATAATACCCATCGTTGAATAAGGTACGAATTTGTAATCACTTACAGGATAGCGTTCTATATCGAACTGAATCTTCCTCCACATACTCTTATTTATAAGAGGAATAAGGAAAGTGTTTTGGAAGTTCATTAGAGTGCGTTTCTGTCTTTTGATAGCAGCAGACTGCATCATCGACATACCACTTGCTGTATCTCCACCTGTACTACCTGTATCAGTAGAACCAGTACCCATTTGAATCATATTCTGTAGACTAGCTACTTGATTAAATGTTGAAGGGTCTGTAGTTCCCATATCCAAAGGCATAATTGCCTCTCGTGGATTACCATTCGTAAGTACGGTCTTGCCAGGTCTAACTTCAAACTTAATACCTCTTGGTAGTCTAGTGGCATCGGCAGCCATCATAGGTGTTGTTGTTAAAGCTAGAGAATCTATTCTCGCCCTCATTTCAGCATCAAGTGCTTTTTGTGGATTGTAACCTTTCTCACAAACACCTCTACCCCAAAACTTATTAGGCACGATGTCGTGTTGGTAGGAGATGAAAGGGCGGTCAACCATCATAAAAGCGTTCTCTTCTACACGCAAGATATACTCGTCATTGCATATTGTAACAACAGCTTCGACTAATTCATCTTTCTTAGTGTATTCAAAGTCATCTTTGTCAGCACTTTTCTTTAAGAATCGTTTAGGTACTTTGCCCCAATACTCGGTAATCTTAACGGAGTCAGATTCATCTACTTGTCTAGTTTCAGGATCGTAGTTAATTCTTGTAGTTTGCCAATCACCATCAAGAGGTACATCACGATATACACCTGATTGAATACCTTCAACCACATGATAACGAGGTTTGATAACTTCGTGAGCCACACCTAATGCTTCATTAATAGAATTAGCTGCGGGGTCAATAAGAAATTCTTTAGGACTGATTGGTTCAAGACGCACATCAATGGACGGGTATTCAACTAACTGACGAGTTGTGGTAAGAGTACCTGCGACTGGTACTTCGGATGGGGAGCGTTCAATCGTTTGATCGACAACTATTTTACCAATACCCGTTCCATAGATTGCCCCATTCAGAAAGACTTCACAGACTGCATCTTTCACGCCTGTTTTCTCCAAGTCCTCCTGAAGAAGATTGCGAATATATTCAGCATCACTTGGGTCTTGGTCAAGCATATCGTCTTGAACATCGAACCATTTATTTCGACCAAATGTTGCTTCTTCTAGTTCTGCTACTGCTGACTCAACTGCTTGTTGTAGGGCAGGTGCGATGAGTCTTGATTTTTCAGATTGTCTGGTCCTATCTTCCTGTAGCCAGATACCACGCCATAACCTGTAATATTCATCCCAGGTTTGGGTGTAATTAATATCTCTATGAGTACGCCAACCCTCAAGTCGGTAATTTAGCCAACTTGCAAGTGCTTGGTATTGATTTTCTTTAGTCATGTGGGTTCATAAATGTCCTTAATGAAGATTTACTAAAATCTTCCTATATTATACCGTAAAAAGGGGTTTTTTAATTGATAGATGCCCTTGAAGGCACTAAATTTGCTTATATAGAGGTTATTTTAAGAAAGTAAGGGGTAACAGCCACTAGAAAGAAACATGGCTTTAATAAGATTTAGTGGATTTTACGGATTTCCTCTTCAACTTCAATATAACCATCAATTAAGAGTTTGCAGATTGATAAATCTATCATATCTGTATTAGAAAAAGATTCAAAGTCTAGTTCTTTTGTCATATTGGCTATTATCTGACAAGCTACGACATATCTTTTCTCAAGATTCTTTTTTGATTCAGCATAAATTAGTATTTCGTCTAATTCTTCTTCACTTAAATCTTCAAAATCAAAATCTATTGTCATTAATACCCCGCTATTGCATCTGCTGGTTGCCAATCGTCATCTAATTCGATAGAGTGGGCGAAATCAGCAACACTTACTTGATCTATATAGGCTAGGGCATCTAATAAGTCATCATGTGCTAGTCTATTAGGAAAATCCATTAATTGACCTACAAAAACCTTCCAATCTCTATCAGGATTAAAGGAAACCTGTCCATGTTCCATTCTTCCTTGTAATGCCCAGGTGATTCTTTCTGTTTTCTTCTTGCCACCGTGCCTGAGTTCAATAATTGAAACCCATTTACCCTCGGTTCTCATCTCATCTTCAAGATAAGGCAAGATTGCGTTCCTAAGTGAGCCTGTTTCTATACCTACTGTGGCTGATTCAACTTTCATTGCTGAGTAAAGAATCTTTTTGGCAGTTTCTTTAATGTTCCAACGACCATGAAGGATGTCTTTAACCCACCACTTATCACGATCTATCTTTACAATGGCAATAGCAGTTTCATCTAACCTAGACCTTTTAAGATTCCTTTCTTTTTCTATTGCTTCAAACCCAGCAGGATCAATAGCAATGACAAAGTTACCTTCTTCTGGCTCATCATCAACCTTAAACCACTCTTCTTTAAAGATACCACCACTAAATGTTTCAAAAGATGCCTCAAATTCTTGTCTAAAAGACATAGAGGACATTGTTTTCCTAGAAGCCTCAATCTCTTCTGGTGGTAAGAACGGATTATCGTTTGATGTAAATTGAAAAGTTTCCCAATCATCATCTTCCAGGGCATCTTTATACAGATCAAAGAAATGATTTTTACCTGCGGGAGTTCCAATAAAGAGTGCCTCACCTTTTACATCAGCAAGAGTAGGGCGAATTATCTGTTCCCACACAACTGGCTTCATAGAAGCATACTCATCAAGTACGACATAAGACAAACCAACACCCCTTAATGTTTCTGGGCGATCACTTCCTTTGAGATATATCTTTCTTCCATTAATAAGAGTAAGAACTGCGGTATTTTCATGTGCTTGAGCAATCAAATCTCGACCTAAGTCCTTGAGCATTGCCCACATAATGTCTTTAGCTTGTTGAAAGGTGGGTGCTATGTAGAATACATCTTTAGATTCAGACTGAATCGCCTTAATCAATAATAACCAAGCAGACAAATAAGACTTACCAAATCGTCTACCAGCAGCAACTATCTTAAATCGTTTCTTAGAGTGGAATATTTGAAGTTGAGCAGGGTGTAGATCAATGTTTAACTCAGCCATCTAAAAATCCATAACAATCCTCTAATTTATCTGAGTCACATATTAGTAATTGTTGGTTTTCCTCACAGACAGTATGCGGTGGTATAGGAGGTGGCTCTACTGGATATTGCATTTTCTCTTCTAAAGTGCAACATCCACCAAGAAGTAGTACAAGTATCATTAAATTAAGAATTTTCATAGATTCATCCTTCAGCTACATTCACAATTACTTCATCGTCATCCTTTTGCTCTACTTCAACAAGTTCTTCTTCAGGAGTCACATCAATAGACTGCTGAATACTATCCAGGGAAGCAACATTAATAATCACTTGAGCATCGTTCTTAACTCTATTAGGATCAATAGCTTTATGAACAGGAAGAATCCTATCCATACACATCTTCAGGCAATGTACATCTCCCTCTAATGCCTTATCAATGACCTTCTGAACAATCATAGGTGCTTTGCTCGACATAACCTCTCTTGCGAGGGCGGTGTATTTATTCTCGCTGCCTTTAGGTCTACCTGCTGGATTAAGAGGTTTCATACCTTTCTTAAAGGCTGGATTACCTCGTTTCCTAGGAGCATCTTCAAAGGGTGTTTGTGGAGCTAGTGGAGGTGGTCTTTTCTTTTCAGACATTATGCAACTATCCTTGCTTTGGCAATTTCGTGATAATCCTCATCAATCTCAATACCGATAAAACCAAAACCCTCTCTAATCGCAGCCTTACCAGTTGAGCCACTACCCATATAAGGGTCAAGAACAACACCATTAGGCGGAGTAATTAATCGACAAAGGTAACTCATTAGGGCAGTAGGTTTTACTGTGGGATGTGTGTTTCGTGAAAATGTTTGTTTTCCAAGACTACCATCGTGTCTGCCCTGTAAACCACCAGCAACTTTTAGATCAAACTCTTCAAGACCCTCATCTCTATCTTTTTTACTTGCTTTAGGACAGTAAAAGAACCTAGAGTTTTTATCAGGAAATAGATCAAGAACCTCTTGGCTACCATCGTGGATTAGGTTGGCAGGGAATCTACCCTTATTAATAGTGGGGTTTACCTCTTGTGGCATACCCTTAACACTCATATTCAAGCTATTACCACCTGCTTTATTACCAGCAGACTGATTTATCATTTCATTATCGCCCACCCTGCAATCATCAATATTAATTCCACCTGTTCCCCATTTAAGAACATTCTCTGCTACGGTTTTTTCAGATAGTGGTTTACGAGCAAGGGTAAAGAACTCACAGGCAGGTTTAAGTGCTGTTCCCCAGCCCTCCCATTCGGAATTGCCTTTAGTTTCATAGTGAATACCTTTGGTGGTTGTTTCTTCACTTTGATACGCTCTTGAGTTACTACCACTTCTTTTTTCTAATACAATCTTTCTTTCGTTCCCCTGTAACTTATCCACCGCTTTACCAATATTCAAACTCTTAGGAAACCCAGAACCATACATCCAGGTAACAACATCACGAATCTCAAAACCTGCATCCTCGATATTAACTACCATTCTGTGCTGCGTTCTCGTACCACAAGCACATAGTAAATGACCACCTGGCTTTAACACTCTAAGTGCCTCTTGCCATATCTCTACATTAGGAACATTGTGATCCCATTTTTTCGCCATAAACTTAATACCGTATGGAGGATCGGTAACTATGGAATCAATAGAATTGTCATCTAAGGTTTGCATCTGATTGAGGCAATCACCTTGTAGTAATAAAGTCATGGAATGTGTTTAAAAAGACTCCTTATATTATACCTTAGAGGTAGGTTTTTTCTTAAATTGTATCGCTGATGTATTGACAATAAATAGTAGCGCATTTCTCAATACACAATAAAGTGTGTATCGAGTGTGTATTGAGTGGGGTGACATTAAATGTAGGTTGTGGTATTGAGTGGATAGTCGGTGGCAATTCTGTGGCAAGTTAAACTTATTGGATATGGATTGGATAAAATTTGTCCAACTTTACCAAAAAGGTCAATTCAAGGTCAGATGATGATGCTGTTATATGGTAGTAGATATACTCAACTAATTTAGACAATGCTTTAATACATAGGGCTATAGAGCTGAGTTCAATTCCCCTTTTTTTTGTAATTTGGTTTTTTGTAGTAGGGGTGGTAAATATAAACATTCTGTATGGGCTGATGGGTCCCCCCCTGGCAAGTGGTCAAGCTGTCAGGATTTAAGGCGTTTCTATGGTTTTAAGCGATCCAATAGGCTTATATAGTAGGGTTTATAGTGTTATTGTTCTTTATCTGTATGAGATAAGGAACAGTACATTTTATTAAATGAAATGAGATATAAATAAAGGCTGTCTCTTATAC